CCCCATCTTTGCGAAAAAGACGATATATACTGCTCTACGGGCAGTTTAGGCATGGGTATAACAGTAGCTGTTGGAAGAGCAATAGCAAATCCAGATCGTACGGTGTACTGTTTAATAAGTGATGGTGAATGTGCAGAAGGTAGTATCTGGGAAGCATTAAAATTTATCTACGAAAATAATATAAAAAACATCAAAATATATGTAAATGTAAATGGATATGCAGCATATGATTCAATTGACACAAAATACCTTGTCGACCGATTGAAAGTATTTATGCCTAATATAGAAATAATTTACACAGAAGTCGGTACTTTTCCATTCCTAAGAGGACTTAATGCACATTATCATGTAATGAGCGAAAAAGATTACAATTTTGCTAAAAGGATTATCAACAATGAGGCGTGACTTTGCTGAAAGATTACATTTAGAAATGGGTAAAAACAAAGACATATATCTTTTGACTGGCGATCTTGGATATGGGTTGTGGGATCGAATTCGAATAGACTACCAAGACAGGTTTTATAATGTAGGATCCTCTGAACAACTAATGCTTGGAATGGCTAGTGGTTTAGCAATGGAAGGTAAAATACCTGTTGTATATTCTATCACACCATTTTTACTTTACCGACCTTTTGAGTTTATTAGAAATTATGTTAATCACGAAAAACTAGCAGTCAAATTAATTGGTGGTGGGAGAGACCGTGATTATGGTTATTTGGGTTTTTCCCATTGGGCAGAAGAAGATAAAGATATTATGAAAAACTTTAATAATATTAAAACTTTACACCCAAAAGATATAAAATCAATGCAACAAGATTTTCAATATGTGATAGATAAAAAAACACCGGTATACCTGAACCTAAAAAGATGAAAGTATTAATAACTGGATGCAATGGATTCTTAGGAAAAGAGTTAACACGTTATTTTTCCAAAAAACACACAGTCATTGCCACAAATAGAAAAACATTAGATCCAACTAACATAAACAGTGTTTCTTCGTTTTTTAAAAAAAATAAAATTGATATTGTGATTCACACTGCTGTTAAAGGTGGAAAAAGAACCCATAAAGATCGTATCGAAGATTTATACGAAAACATTAAAATGTTTGATAACCTATCTTCATTTTCTGATTATTACAAAGCTTTATTTAATTTTGGTTCAGGAGCAGAATTCGATAGAAATAAAAACATTCATCTAGTCGATGAAACTGATGTTTATAGCGCATTTCCAACAGATTATTATGGATTATCAAAAAATTTAATTACTAGACGAATTAATGATTTAAATTCTAATATTTTTAATTTAAGATTATATGGCTGCTTTGGGTTTTATGAAGAAGAGCAGCGTCTTTTTCGTTCAATTTTTAATAAAATTTCTAATGCTGAGCCAATTGAAATATATCAAGACAAATATATGGATTATTTTTATGCGCAAGATGTTGGAAAGGTAATAGAGCATCTATCAAACAATGTGGATAAATTAATCAAAAAAGATTATAACCTTAGTTATGACAAAAAATATAAATTGAGCGAGTTATCTTTTAAAATTAAAAGTTTGACAAACCACAAACAAAATGTTATTATTAGTAATAATGATTTAGGTTTTTCTTACACAGGCTCAAATAATAGATTAAAAAAATTAGATATCAATTTATGTGGTCTCGATGAAGGTCTAAAAAATTGCTACATCGAATGGAGAAATAATGGATACCGATGAAAATAAAGAACAACTGTTAGACTTGATTGTCTATATCACAAGTTCGGGTCCCAATACAGAAGACAAAAGATATTGGGGAAATCTTTTTGAATGTTTGACATCTTTGTGTGATAGTTTAAAAGATGTTAATTATAAATTTTATATTGTTGTAAACAACGATGAATACAAACAGTTTGTTGAAAGTCTTTTTAATCATAAACAATATCGCGCTTTTATTAATCAAGAATCATTGCTTGAAGTAGTGAATTCAACTAAAACATGGACTGAGTGTTATGTTGACTTTTTTGAAAAACATAACGAAAAAGCTGAGTATCTTTTAATATCACACGATGACATATTAATTAGACACAGGGGTTTCCTCCAAGAGACATTAAAACTCTTAGAAGACAAAGAAGAGCCAGTAGCATGGATTACTTTTACAAATGTTAAACATTACTTATATCCTGAAAACAGAAACTCAATTTCAAATTCAGTAAAAAATCCATTTGCAAAAGACCGACTTAATCACCCTTGTCTATACGAATGTCACAAATTTGAGAAAGGACAGAGAGTAAAGGTTGAAAGCGACCAATACAATAAATTAATGTCTTTTTCAGTTAATAAAAGTTATGACAAACACCTTGTGTGGACAAAAGAAGCAAATCTTGATTTCCCGTCCAACCCTGTTAAAGTTTTCGGACCATACTCTCATTTAAATTTGATTAGTTTTGATGCAGCAAGAACAATTGGGCCGCCATCTAATTGGAGCGAGTATACTATTTTTATGGATGATGATTGGAGCATGGCTGCACTGACAAAAAATTATAACAATGTGTGGATACCAAATGTTCATTATGTACATCCAAACCCAAGGTACACTTCTCTTAGAAAACCGGGCACTGATTTAAGATATGTTCAAGAGACAGCTACAAAATTTGAACAAAAATGGGGATTCAATCCCGATGGCGAGTTGACAGATGATAACTTAAAAAGTATGATGTTAAAATATAGTGATACGCATGTATTTTCTGTTATGAATAAAAATACTTATGATTGGGATTACTTAAAATGAATAAGTTAGAGCAAATTTTACATCTTGTTGAAGATTATATTGCTGAAAAAGAAGGTAATGTTTCATGGGAACCCGGAAAAGACTGGATCTCATACTCTGGTCCACATTTTAACAAAGATGAATATGTAGAAGCCATTAAGGTATTGCTGAATGGTTGGTTAATATTTGGAGAAAATAGTAGGCAATTTGAAAAAACGTTTCCAGAACATTTAGGCAAAAAACACGGAAGTTTAACTAATTCAGGTTCATCAGCAAACCTTTTAGCCATTACATCTTTAAAATCTAAAAATACATTTAATTTACCAGAAGGCAGTAAATTTATCACACCAGTTGTATGCTTTCCAACAACTATTAACCCTCTTATACAAAATGGCTTTGTGCCAGTTTTTGTCGATGTGACTTTACCAGATATTAATTTAGATCTTGATCAAATGGAACAAAAATTAAAAGAAGATCCTGACATAAAAGGCGTCGTGTTTGCTCACACCATGGGCAATCCACCCGATATGGACAGATTTATGTCGCTTGTCGATAAGTATGACTTAATTTTTATTGAGGACGCATGTGATTCGTTAGGTGGTTATTATGACGGTAAGAAGTTGGGATCGTTTGGTGTTGTTTCAACATGCTCCTTTTTTCCAGCACATCATATGACTATGGGCGAAGGCGGCTTTATTGCAACCGATAATAATAAAATTAGAAAAGTAATTGCCAGTATAAGAGATTGGGGCCGCGCCTGTTATTGCAACACAGCTAAGCCCGGATGTGTAATTAACAGCACAGCATGTGGCAATCGATTTAAAAATTGGTTACCAGCGCTTCCAGAAGCAGTCTATGATCACAGGTATGTTTTTGATGAAATTGGATACAATTTAAAACCTTTGGATCTGCAAGCAGCATTGGGATTAGAACAAATTAAAAAATTGCCTGAATTAGATGAGGCCAGAAGAAAAAATTTCAACCTTTTGTCTGAAATATTTGAGCCGTATAAAAAATACCTACACTTGCCAAAGCCAACAGAAAAAGCTGATCCGTGTTGGTTTGGATATTTGATGACTGTTCGAACAGACGCTCCATTTTCTAAACAAGAATTAGTTTCTTGGCTTGAACAAAACAAAATACAAACACGTTCATATTTTGCTGGTAATGTATTATATCACCCGGGTTACTCCGCGCTTGCAGAAAAACACGAAGACCTTAACTCCGAATTTCCAATTGCAAAAATTGTTACAACAAATAGTTTTTTTCTTGGCACCTATATTGGTTTAAGCACTGAAAAAATGGAATATATTAGAAATACAGTTGTAGAATTTTTTGAGGCTTTTGAATGAAAATAGTTTATATTACTGGTTGTCTTGGGTTTATTGGCTCATATATAACCAAAAAATGTATAGAAAAAGGCTGGATGGTATATGGTGTTGATAAATGCACATACGTTGCAAACACATCATTATTACAAGAATTTAAAAAATACAATAATTTTAAATTCTTAAAAGAAGATATTAAAAACCTTAAACATTTATACGATTGCGATTATGTAATAAATACAGCCGCTGAATCACACGTCGGAAATAGTATTATTAGCAGTAAAGAATTTATTGATAGTAATATTGTTGGTGTTCAAAATTTACTAGATTTGATACGAAACAAGCCTGTTAATTGTAATAGAAGACCTATATTCTTTCATTTTAGTACCGATGAGGTATATGGCGATATTACTGATGGAGAGCATACAGAAACAGATTTATTACACCCCAGTAACCCATATTCTGCTGCCAAAGCAGCAGCAGATATGCTGGTTTTAGCATGGGCAAGAACATACAATGTTGAGTATGTTATTTTACGACCTACAAACAACTACGGGATTGGACAATATCCAGAAAAGCTAATTCCGTTATCTGTTAAAAATCTAATGAGAAATAAAAAGATCAGACTTCATGATGGAGGCACACCCGTAAGAAACTGGTTGCATGCTGACGATACTGCCGAAGCAGTTTTAAAAATTATTGAATCTGAAAAAATTAATGAAATTTACAATGTATCTGGTGGTTTCGAACAAAAAAATATAGAAACAGTATTAAAAATTATTGAAAACTACTTTACTGCCGATTATAAATGGGAAGAGTATATTGACTTTTCTTATTCTCGTGTTGGTCAAGATGTCAGATATTCCTTAAACGATGATAAACTGCGCTCATTAGGCTGGGCCCCTCAAAAAATATTTAATAAAGAAATTCAAAATATTGTTGAATATTATAAAGAAAAATTTATATGGTAAAAAAATGAACGATAAAGAATACAATGAAATCTCAACAAAATTAATGTTTAAACAATATGTAAATCAATTTTACAATGAAACCTTTTTAAAAGACGCGGCATTGACTGATACAATTGAAAAAGAAAAATTTAAAAGCGATATGCTTATTGGTGTTGATAAACTCTATGATGCTAGAAATAAATACAAAAATCGACCTGCTTTAATTATGGGCCTAGGTCCTAGCTTGTTAGAAATAGACAAAGAAAAGTATAAGGATCATTTAAAAATAACTTGTAACCATTTTTATAGGGTACCAGATTTTTTTGAGGATTCTTTTAAGCCTGATATATGGTGTGCCGCTAATTCTTTTTCTGAATTAGAAGAGCCTTTTAAAATTTGTTTACAAAGAGAAATAGAAGCTTTTATTACTATTCCAATAAGAACCGAATTCAATTCTCTATTGGAGATAGCAAGGAAGGAAAACAAAATGAGCCTTGTTACACCTTGGTTGTGGGAACAGCGTTTTTTCCAAAACGTATTAGCAGCCGAATTTGGTGTAAAGAAAATTTATTCAAGATGTAACACAATAACTAATCACATGATAGCTTACGCTCTTTATTTAGGTTGTAACCCAATTGTTATTACCGGTTTTGATCTATCATATAAAAAAGCATTAGAAAAGTATGGTATTACACACGCAGGGTTTAGTGATAATCAGCGCGCACTCGATATGGGGTTAGACATTGATGCATTTGACAACCCACAAGAAAAAAATCAAATATTACATGATCTTAGTTATATGTGTCATTTAGGAAAAGCTAGTGATCAGGTTATAATAAATTTGTCTCATGAATCTAATGGGCTTCCACTTGAACTAACTGAAAATTTCAACTGGACAGCACCCACTACATGAGTAAAAATAATTCTATATTTATAACTGTAAGAAGTAATTCTAATAGATTGCCCGGAAAAGCATACAAGAAAATTAAAGAAAAACATACTATTGAATATGTTATTTCCCAAGCAAAAAAATCAAAACTAGCAAAAAATGTAATTCTTTGCACAACAGACTTGCAAGAAGATGATTTATTGTGTAGAATAGCAGAAGACAATAAAATATTATATTTTAGAGGAAGCGAAATTGACAAATTAGAAAGATGGAATGGCGCTTGTCAAAAATTTAACGTAGATTTTTTTGTCACAGCTGATGGTGATGATTTGTTTTGTTCTCATGAATTATTTGATTTAGCGTTTGAACAAAATAACAACGAACCTTGTGATTTTATTTATGGAGATGAGCTTGTTTGTGGTAGCTTTACTTATGGAATCGACAGTAACGCTTTGAAAAAAGTATGTGATATTAAAGACACAGATGATACTGAAATGATGTGGGTATATTTTACAGAAACAAATTTATTCAATACGAAGCCATTAAACAATGTTCCAAAAATATTTAAACGAAAAGATATACGTATGACGTTAGATTACGAAGATGATTTTCAGTTTTTTTCTAGTGTTGTGAATTCGATGAACAAAGAAAATTTTAATACAAGAGATGTTTTAAATTTTTTAGACCAAAACAAGAATATAATTGATATAAATTTTTATTTAGAAGACCAATGGAAGTCTAATCAACTTTCAAAAACAAAATTAACAATTAAGGAATTAAAATGACAAAAAAAGAAAGAGTAACTTATCACTGCGGCGAATGGGTACCAGAATCAAAAGCATCTATTCATATTTATGACTCACAATTTATGTTTGGCGATGGTGTATTTGAGATGGCACGAACTTTTAATCACAAGTTTTTTTTATTGGAAGAGCATGTTGAACGTCTGTTTAGAAGTATGAGATATTTGCAAATTCCAATAACTAAAACAAAAAAAGAAGTTATTGAATTATGTCACGAAACACTCGAAAAGAATATTGAGCATTTTAGATTTAACGACGACGGAGATCCAGAAGAGTGCAGGATTATGATTAATGTTTCACGCGGACCTCTTGCAATTTACAGAGAAGTATTTGAATTACAAAAAGGCCAAGAATGGAATGAGCCAACTTGGATTATTAATGCATGGCCACTTAGCAAGACAGCACGTGCCCTAGGTCACTTTTATAATACAGGTGTAAACGCTGTTATACCCCCTCAAAGACAAATACCAGCCAGACTTTTAGAAAATAAAGTAAAAAACAGAAGCAGAATGCATTATCAAATGGCAAACTTGCAAACAAAACCATTTGGCAAAGATGCAATGCCTTTGTTGTTAGATGAAGATGGGTTCGTTACAGAAAGCACAGGCGCTAATTTTATTATGATTAAAAACGAAAAACTTATTGTACCAGAATTAAGGAATATGCTGCGTGGTTCCAGTATGGTTTATATTACAGATGTGTTGGCACCACAACTTAATCTTGAAGTTGAATATAAAAATTTTGAACCATACGATGTTATGGATTGTGATGAGGCGATGTTTACAGGTACCTATATTAACCTACTTCCTTGTAACAGATTAAATGGAGATTATTTTGATGAATCATTGGTTAGCGATCCTTTTGGACCTGTAACAAAAAAAATATGTGAAGGCTGGTCGCAAAATGTTGGTATTGATTTTATTAGCCAGATTAAAAATTGGTCTAAAAATTATAATGGAGATTTTCTATAATGATAATTTCTGAAATCGGTTTAAATCATTTGGGAGATTATAAATTAGCATATCACTATGTCAGTCAACTTTTGACGACAGATGTTGATGCGATTACTTTTCAAATTAGAGAACCAGAGTTCTATACAGGGCAGTTTAAAAATTTTAAATTAACTCCCACTGAATATAAATCTTTGAAAACTAGAATTAATAATTCGGGTAAGCTTTTTGGTTATGCAATTTCAGACATTCCCAATTTTGATGAGTTGGATGCAGATTTTTTTAAAATTTTAAGCAAAGACTTAAATAATCTGAGTTTTATTGAAAAACTTGCCGAACATGTAAAAAACAAGCCGATTTATTTTTCTACTGGTATGAGCGGTCATGATATAATTCAAGAGACAATTAATGCATGTGAGAAACAAGGTTTTGAAGATTACAGACTAATACACACAAGGCTATCAAATTGTATTGATGAAGTTAATTTAAAAGCTATCAATAATATGAAAAACAAATTTGGAAATATTGTTGCTTTCGGCAACCATTGCGAAAATACTAATGTGTTATACACAGCAGTAGCTTATGAGCCAACCGACTATTATTTCTATGTAAAAAACAAAAAACAAAATTACCACCCTGACGACTCCCATGCAATTTATTTAGATGATGTTCAGACATACTGTTCAAATATAAATGATTTAATTAGGTCGTTAGGCAGCGGTAATAAAACTAACACTAATAACACAATAAAGGGGCAAACATGAAAAAAGCAATAGTTTTAGGAGGTACCAGAGGAATCGGCGGTGCCATAGCAAAGAGTTTAGATGAAATTGGATTAGACGTCCATGCCTTTTCATCCAAAGCAGTAGATACAGGTAATTTAGAACATATCGACGTATTGGTAACAAACCATCCAGAGGTTGATGTTTTGGTTCTAAACACCGGTGGACCACCGGCCATAGATTTTTTTAATATTAAAAAGGAAACTTGGGAAAAATATCACAACCAATTATTTTTAGGTTTTTGTACATTACTACAAAATATTAATATTAAGGATAATGGATATGTATTTTTAGTTTCTTCTTTTAATATTAGAGAACCTGATCCAAAGTTACTATTGTCTAATTCGTACAGAATGGCTTTTGTTAGCGTTTTCAAAAGCCTAAGTAAGATATTCGCAAATAGAAAGATAAGCTTCGTTAACATAGCCCCGGGGCCGATTAATACCGATAGATTAACGTCGCTAGGTGTTGATATCGAAGAGCTGGGTAAAAAACTTCCAATGGGATATGTTGCTGAACCATCTGAAATTGGTAATTTTGTATCTGCACTAGTGGATAAGGAAATTAATTATTTATCAGGAGTAACCATTAATTTCGATGGTGCCGCCAGCAACTATGTCCTATAAGAAAAGAATAGTTATTACAGGCGCCTCTGGGTTAATTGGGGGCCAGCTATTAAAAGATTTATCTGATGAATATGAAATATTAAAACTTGATTTATCAACTGGTCATGATTTAACAAATGAAAATTTTGTTGAAGAATGGTTTAAAGAAAACAATGATTTACATGGTATGATTGTGTGTCACGCATACAATCCATTACCATTAAAAGAAACAAAAAAAATTGAACCAATTGATCAAAGTATTGAAGAGTTGAGAAGCTATTATGAGGTAAATGTAATAAGTGCATTTAATGTGTGCCGGCACTTTATAAAAAATAATAAATCCGGTTCAATAATCAATATTTCATCTTTATATGGTTTAAACTCACCCAAACATAATATATATAATAATTTCACAAAGCCGATTGGTTATTCTCTTACAAAAAGCTCAATTATTGCAATGACAAAATATTTAGCAACTTATTATGCACCCGATTATCGGTTTAATGCGGTTGTTTTAGGTGGAGTTTATGACGAAAGATTTGACAAATCTTTTATAATGAATTATAATGAACATACACCATTTAAAAGAATGATGAATGTTGAAGAAACAACAGGGATATTTAAATATCTGATGAGTGATTCTTCTAGCTATACAACAGGTGGTGTTTTCGTTGTTGATGGAGGTTGGACAGCATGGTAAATTTTAAAGAGCTTGATAAGCCATATTTAATAGGTGAAATAGGTATAAACCATAACGGTGTTTTGGAAATTACAAAAAAATTAATTGATGCAGTTTATGCTTGCTCATGGGATTGTGCAAAATTTCAAAAAAGAAATCCTGACGTATGTGTTCCAGAACACCAAAAAAATGTTTTAAGAGAAACACCATGGGGCAAAATAAAGTATATTGATTATAAGCATAAAGTAGAATTTCAAAAATCTGAATATGATTATATTGATCAATACTGTAAATTAAAACCAGTAGATTGGTCAGCTTCTGTTTGGGATCTTGATTCTTTGGAATTCTTGATGCAATATGAATTACCATTTATTAAAATACCTTCTGCTATGGCTACTAATGATTTATTAGTCACCGAAACAGCAAAAACCGGCCGGCCTATTATTATGTCTACTGGTATGTGTGAGTTGGGAGAAGTTGATGAAGCCGTCAATAATGTTTTAAAACATAACAATAATCTAGTTTTAATGCACACAAATTCGAGTTATCCAACCCCAAAAGAAGAAATTAATTTAAATTTAATACCATTTTTAAAAGAGCGTTACGACTGCCCAATTGGGTATTCTGGTCATGAAGAAGACTTAGAACCAACAGTGATTGCAGTGGCTTTGGGTGCTACCGTAGTAGAGAGGCATATAACGTTATCACACGATATGTGGGGTACCGATCAGAAATCTAGTTTAGAAGTGATGGCAATGGATATGTTACACAAAAGAGTTAAAGATGTTAAGACCATACTTGGCAATGCAACAAAAACTGTAACAGAAAGCGAAAAACCAATTAGAAAAAAATTGAGAGGTTAAATATGATTATTTTTGTAGATATTGATGAAACTATTTGTATTTCTCCGGATGATAGAAATTATTCTCTTGCAAAACCAATAGCAGAAAATATAGAAAAGATTAATGAATTATATGATAGTGGTAACACAATAATTTATTGGACCGCAAGAGGGACTGGTTCCGGACTTGATTGGTCTACAACGACAACAGAACAATTTATTGATTGGGGCGTAAAATATCATGAATTAAGATTTGGAAAACCTGTTTACGATTTATTCATTGATGATAAAAACATAAACTCAAAAGTTTTCTTTAATTAATTCAAAAGTTTGCTATCATATAGAAGGATAAGATATATATGTCAAATTATTTAAACGAATATTTAATCACCGGTGGATCCGGTATGGTTGGAAAAAGTTTCGAAAAACATCTTCCTGATGCTGTATTTTTATCGTCGACTGAATGTGATCTAAGATGTGATGCACAAGTAAAGGAAACATTTAAAAAATATAAGCCACAAAAAGTTGTTCATCTTGCAAGTAGAGTGGGTGGTGTGTTAGCTAATATGACTCATTTAGGTGAATTTTATTATGATAACATAATGATTAACACTAACGTCTTAGAAAATTGTAGAACACATAATGTTGAAAAAGTTATCTCGTGCCTAAGCACATGCATCTATCCAGATAAAGTTATTTATCCGTTAACTGAGGAACAGATACACAACGGCCCACCTCATCCTTCAAACTATACATATGCATATACTAAACGTATGATTGAAATACAATCAAAAGCTTATAGAGAACAATATGGATCAAATTTTATTTGTATTTCTCCTAATAATTTATTTGGCAAACACGATAATTTTGATTTAGAAAATTCACATTTTATTCCGGCGATTATTAGAAAAATTCATGATGCTAAAAAACAAAACAAAGGTGTTATGTTCTGGGGCGATGGTGCTCCTTTAAGAGAATTTACATATGTTGATGACATACCTGAGATATGTTTGTTTCTAATGAATGAATACAATTTATCAGATACGATCAATATAGGTAACACAGGGGAAATATCAATTAAAGAAATAGTAAATAAAGTATCCGAGTACTTCGAATTTGATAATGAAGTTAAATGGGATATTGACAAACCAAACGGGCAATTCAGAAAGCCGTCCGACAACTCTAAACTTTTATCACTTGGTTGGGATGCATCTAAATATTCTAATTTTGATGATTCTTTAACTGAAACATGTCGCTGGTTTGAAGAAAATTATCCAAACATAAGGGGAATTAAATGAAAAAAACCGCATTAATAACTGGTATAACTGGTCAAGACGGATCGTACTTGGCCGAGCTGCTACTCGAAAAAGGCTACAAAGTAGTCGGTATCAAACGCAGAACGTCTTTGATTAACACTAATAGAATCGATCACATATTTGATAAATTGTACAATACCTCCGATTTTGATTTAGTGTATGGTAACATGATTGATTCTGGAAATATTTATAGAATCTTACAACAATATAGACCAACCGAAGTCTACAATCTGGCCGCACAATCGCATGTTAGAGTTTCATTTGATACACCAGAAGAAACAGCAAATGTTGTAGCAATGGGCGCGCTTAGGCTTTTAGAGGCTGTTAGAAATTTAGATCCTAAAATCAAAGTCTACCAAGCATCTTCATCTGAAATGTTTGGAGATAATCCAGAAAATCCACAATCTGAGACCACTAGTTTGATGCCAGCTAGTCCTTATGCTTGTTCAAAAGTTTTTGCACACAACCTTTGTAGAAACTATCGAGAAAGTTATGGTATGCACTTATCTAGCGGTATACTTTTTAATCATGAATCACCGCGCCGCGGCGAAACATTTGTTACCCGCAAAATTACCAAAGCAGCCGCAAGAATAAAATTAGGCTTACAAGATAAACTATATTTAGGGAATCTAGATGCTAAAAGAGATTGGGGCTTTGCCGGCGATTATGTCGAAGCAATGTGGCTCATGCTGCAACAGGAAACCCCTGACGACTTTGTTATTGCTACCGGCGAGACTCATACCGTGAAAGAGTTTTTAAACGAAGTATTTGAATACGCTAATTTGAGTGTAGATAAATATGTTGAAGTTGATCCGCGTCTTTTTAGACCACATGAAGTACCATTACTATTAGGTGATCCTACAAAAGCAAAAGAAAAACTAAATTGGGAACCAAAAGTTAAATTTAAACAACTTGCTCAAATGATGTTTGATGGGGACTTAGAGAGTTTAAAAAATGGCTCATAAAATTGGCGACCTAATTAAGTGGCATGAAACATATGCTGATATAAATATGATAAGAGATTTGGGTACCGGTATTATAATTGCCTCCAAAAAGAAAGAATATAAGAATGATAAATTTATGTTATACACAGTTTATAGAACCAAAATAAACGATACTATGAATTTTCATGAAAAAAATATAACCACCATTATTAAAGGAGATTAAAATGGAAAATATGCAACTATCTGATCAAGCACTAGGTTCGATCATGATGGCCTTACAAGAATCACTTTTGAATGAATTGGACATTGTTCCTATTTTGAAAAATTTTGAATTCGTTGAAAGTAAAGCAGGCTTGGTCGTTACAAACCCACCAACCGTAAGATTTACTGATGAATCGAATGTTACCGAAGATGATTTAAAAAGCTTGGGTGCCCGGTAAATATAAATTTAATTATATGCCAATATACAAATATAAATGTCAAAATTGTAACGAAGTAATAAGCATGCTACATAGCATGAGTGAGACTATAAAAGATTGTACTTTATGTGATGCATCTGAAACACTAATAAAATTAATTGGGAAACCTTTTATTAATAAGACAGAAAATTCTAGTGAATCTAATATTGGCGAAATTACTAAAAAATTTATAGAAGACAACAAAGACGTCTTACAACAACAGAAAGACGAATTTAAAAATAAAACCTATGACAAATCTTGAACTAATACTATCAATTCTATTATCATTTTCAGTATTAATGAATATTGGATTAATTGTATATATTAGAAAAGCAATTATCGAATTATTGCGAATTTCTGAGGAATTATATGATATTAAAGAAATGACAGAAGTTTTTGGAGCACACATTCAAGAAGTATACGAATTAGAGATGTTTTACGGAGACGAAACTTTAAACAGTCTTCTGGAACATGCAAAATCGTTTGCTGTGCATTTGGAAACATTTGAGTATATTTACGATTTAGTTGAAGAGGAAGAAGAGGATAAAGAGAACATAATAGATGATACAACAGAAACAGAAGAGACGCAAGCGTAAAAAGAATCATTATTTTACGCAAATTCATGAGGATGCGATTGTTCGATACACAGTAACAAATTGCTCACGTGAAAGAACAGAATTATATGTAAAATGGATTGGTCCTGCATTTAATGAAATGGTTGATAAGATTGTATTTACATACAAGTTTACCAACCTGCCAAATATTGATTCGTTGCGAGATGAATGTAAAATTTGGTTGATGACCATCCTTGATAAATATGATCAATCAAAAGGTTCAAAAGCTTTTTCATATTTTAGTGTTATTACAAAAAATTGGTTCATACATAAAGTCAAAAAACAACAACGTAAAAACACAACAGAGATAAATTATGACAATTTGTCAAAACATTATGAGGAAGAATTTTTATCTACCGATGAGTCTTATCTTTCTGAGCGAGAAAGAGATGAATTTTGGGAACTTTTTTACAATGAATTGAAATCTTGGGACACTTCTTTAATGAAAGAAAACGATCTTAAAGTTTACCAAGCTATCTGCGTACTCTTTGATTCAAAAGAAGACATACAAATATTTAACAAGAAAGCTATTTACCTATACCTCAGAGAAATTACTGGTCTTAATACCAAGCAAATAGTTAATTCTTTGAAGAAATTTAAGAAAAAGTATTATTTATTTATGCAAAACTGGAATAATGGTGAATTATGAGTAAAGATAATTTAGAGTCACTTGTTAGTGAAGCGCTTGTTAATATTCGAAGTGACCGAAAAGTTGCTAGGGAATTTTTAAATGAGATAGCAAATATAATTTCCAGCGATGCGGACCAAAATAAATACCTTAGCCCGGTTGCTGCTAAGCATATAGAAACACTCCAAAGATCAAATGAGCAGCTTGTTAAAATTATTTCTATACAAAAGAAAGATAAAGAATCTTCCAACAAATTAAGTGAAGAAGATAAAGATAGCTTATTTAACTTAATACAGAACAACAGGGAATAAACAAAATGTCAAACAACGATACCTTTAATCTTGAACAACTAACAGACGACGGCGGCGGTTTTGAATTTTTAGCACAAGCTGTTAAACAAACCAATTCTCCAAATGCTTACGAAGACAAAACAGAATTTAAAGCTATCATCATTAGCCCGGGCCAAATGGTATTAAAAACAAAACAAATTCCGGGTGTTTTTGGTACCGGCCCCGGTGAACTTGTGACTACTGCTCATGGCACCGCTGCTCCGGGCTACTACGGATATCGCGTGAGAATTACGGAAGAAAATTCGCCGCATTCTTTTCTTCCTATGCCATGTGGAAAAAACTCTAAGAAACCCGAAGTAAATAATTTGTTGATGGAAATCCATACACTAGGTTACACAACAATGAACAGCTTATCAGAAGGGGATGAAGTTACAATAAGTTTGAGAAAAAGAGACGGTGTATATGATTTGGCATACGGCCGTATACTTGAAAAAATTGGGACAAATAAATTAAAATTAATGGAAATGAGAACACAAACAGGTAACAATACGTGCGTTTCGCCATCTAATAGTTTTGGTGAAAATTCAATAAACATTCTTGCAGGAGCACAAATGCAAAAAGCCAATCCTATTGAATTTATAATAGGAGGTCCTTCAACCGCCGCTGATATTATAAATGTTTATGGAATTAGTCCACAATTTGCACAAGCAATTGTTGATACTGCAAATGCTGTTGGAGTTCCGGATCCGGGCTGGATAGCCAATATTATTAACATAGAGTCAGCTGGAACATTCAAGTCATCAACAGTTAACTCGGGTTCTGGTGCAACAGGTTTGATTCAATTTTATCCCGGCGAGACTCGCGAATCAGGTGGCATTTCGTCATTGATGGATAATGACACGTTAGGTATTTTTGTTGATCAGAATGGTGAACCTTTAAGTTCATTTAAAAAAGCCCACCGAAGAGAAGCAGCCAGAATATTGGGTGAATTATCAGAACTTGACCAGATGGTTATTGTAAAACAATATTTCAATAAGTATAGAGGCAGGATGAAAACCCAACTAGATGTTATCACAGCTGTTTTTATGCCGGCATATCTTGGCACTAACCCGTATCAAACATTTTCTAATGCGGCCGCAATTGAAAAATACAATCCCGGAATTAGATCAATAGCGGATTACTATAATAAATTTTATCCAAGTCGCTACAAGTTACCAACCAGTTTAAATTAAAAGTGAGGTTTTAATGGCAGTCAAAATCTATAATAGCGAATTAGCAGCTAAAAAAATAAAACAAGCAACAAATTCGATTTTAGCAGACGTAAATCAGGGCGCCCAAGCCCAAAGTGAATATTTTAGTGCAGGTATTCCGGAGGATCTCGGTACCCTTCCAAACTATAACGAGGCTTTGTTTCAAACGGTACAAGATAGAATTACCTCAAATGAACCAGTTAATTATGCTGAGAATGGCTTATTTCATACTGCTATTCCGCTACAAACAATTAGTTATAAAAGAGCACCTAATGAACATGTTGTACAAAATGAAGGTTCTTATATGGTGCTCGGCACTGATAGACCAGCCGGCCTAGCAGATGGTTATGGCGCCATGGGTTCTAACATAGCAAACTCAATTGACTTAGTTGTTGGTAGAATGTCCGGTGCTCGTAAAGGCAAGGGTCCTCCGGGTCAAGAAGAAGAATCTGCACAAGTCGATAATTCGTTTTTTGCAGATGCTGCCAGAATTCACATAAGCCAATTAACTGATATCGATAAAAACTTTGGTATTGTACAAACTGATGTAGAAAATGTTAGGGGTCGATCTGGTATTGGTATAAAAGCTGATGAAGTAAGACTTATCGGTAGGACAGGAATTAAAATTGTAACTGGTAAAGCCGATGGTTTAGAAGGCGGAGAATCGAACTCACTAGGTGGGAAGATAATTCAGCCGGCACCCTCTATTGACTTGATTGCTGGTAATAACACAGGAACTGTGCTTACGTGGGGAGGTCTTTATAGGCCTATTGAAGAAATACCAAACTTACAACCTATTTTAAAAGGTTATATAACAAGAGACTGTTTTTTAGAACTAAGTAATATAATTGATGATATTTGGTCTTCTTTATATACATTAACTTTGACTCAGATTATGTGGAATGCGGTTTTGGGTGTTTCTTTCTGGGAGCCATGGCGACCGGGCCCGGGAGCCGCCACTGTAACAAATCAAATTATGTTTGTAATGAATACGTTGTATCATGTAAGAACTAATAAAGCATTGTGGGAGTTTAACTACTTAACTGCTGGTGGTTATAAATATATTTGTAGTAGGAACGTTAATACCACGTAGGAAAAATTATGGCTAAATTTGATGATAACCCAACAAAAACTATGGTTCCTGATTTGGAAAAACAGGATTTTGAAAAAGTAAATAGTTTTCTTAAATTCCAAGATAAAAACGGCGATAAATTACCAGACATCTGTGTGGTTGATATAATCCCGCCAGAAAAAGTTTGTTTAGATTGTGTTCCTAATCCAAATGCAATTGTTACCGATTGGCGGAAAAAAACTAGCAATTTTGAGCCTTATCTTAATGAAAAATTATGCAAATTTGAAATTTCAATTATGACTAGTCTTCAAACAACTAACTATGAGCGAGGCGAATCTGAGTCTCAAAGTACAGAAAAATTAAGACACATATTTGATGCATACGTCGAAGAAGCAATTACTAATATGTTAGTTGAACTTAGTAAAGATACTTCTGAGGATTCAATTAGCAGGGTCAAGCAATATATTGATTACAAAGATTTTTATCTTGCTCCTCATAACAAATCATATTTGAAATTGTTATATTCTGTTGACTTTCCCATTATCTTTAATTTACCAAACGAAACACCCGAAGAAGACGAAGAAGAGGACACTGCCGAAGCAAATGACATTCAGGTTTCTATGAACACTAGCAAGATGTCAGTCAACAATATGAAGATAAGAAAAGTGCTGGGTCTTCACTATCGTTATTTAAAAGTTTATAGAGCATTAGAGGGCGGAAATATGCTTTTTCGTCACTCAAATAGAATATTTAATTTAAATATTTATGGCAAGCTATCAATAATGAAATCAGACGATCAAGTCGGACAAGTACTAAATGATCTGGACGGTTGGTTATTGAATCGAGGATATAATATACCCGGCGTCGGTAGTTGGTCTAGTATTTTTTATGGTAAAAAAGTTGAAAAATTAGATTTTATTTTTGATAGCAGTTATAAAGTTAAGCAAGTGAGTGTTTATGTCGAAGGTTGTTCCGACAAGCCAAAAGTCTATAAATCAAATAGATTAAGAGGTCTTTTAAGTAAGCCCGGCTGGCGTGATCCAACAGCGGTAGCTTACTATGTTCAACAGGATACTATGGCTCGTGATGCAGAAGCCCGAAGACCTCGACCATGGATAGAGTTTTTAAAGACGTATACTTATCCAGAAGTTTATGAAACCATACCAGAGGGAACAGCTGCTAATAAATTTGATCCGTCCTCATCTGATGCTGAAAATTCAACTATTGGTTCGTGCATGAAGGATGCCTTAGCGAACGAGTTTAAAGAACTTGGTGATGATATCATGGACGAAGTATTTAGTTTGGGCGATGCAATCGCAAAAGCTTTCCATGATGCATTGTGTCGCAAAAGTTTAGATGAGGTATATGATGATTTTTACAAAATAGGATTAGATCCAGCAGCTATAAACCCAGCCGATCCTAAGTTTTTGAAACAAATGGCTGAGATGCAAGGTTATTTTGATGTTAACGAAAAAGATCCAATTTTTGTCTCCATGTGTAAGCAAATGTTATTTGCTGCTGCCTCTGGTACTCCAATGCAGCAAATGGACTCAATATACTCAGCAGGAATTAATAAACTGAAAATATGCGGATTAATGGATTTGTTATTAGATCTTCTTGCTTGTTTGTTAAAGGGTTTAAATCTTGAAGAAGCTCTTCAATCAATGATAAAAAGCGCTTTAAAAGCTATGGGAGCAAATGATTTTGGAGACTTGTTTATAGGCCTTCCACCTGAAAAACAAGCGCAAATGGATGCATTAGTCAGGCAAAAATTGTCAGAGGGTATCGTACATGATCCCGATTTATCGACTGGTGATGCAGCCCAAGCAGCAGCAAACCAAAGAAGAAGTAGCTCTCAGCAAGGTGTTAACAGTCCCAAAAGTACTCCCTTTCTAGGAAAAATGAAAGTTCAAAAACCTTGGGAAGATAAAAAATTCGTTGAATATCAAGAAAAACAAAGTAGAACCGGAAACTATGGAAATAGTGTCCCAACACGTTCTCCCTCGCATGGTTACGACGGTGGCAGTTCAGAAAGAAGAACACTTGGCCAACAACTCTCCGGCCCATCGCCACTGCAATCTGGATTAGATCCTAACAAAATTATGGAAGCTTACATGTTAGCTTTACTTGAAGTATATCAAGATAATTTGTTAGAACTTCTTGATGAGCTTAATAAGTTCCCGGGCGCCCAATTTATTGCTAAATTAATTAGTATTTTGGACTGTCCGAGCCCTCCACTATTTAATCCAAGTATTATGGATTTTATAAAAAGTATTGAATTACCATTTTGTAGAACTCAGCAAGATTTAGTACTACCAAGACTTGAAAATCCGTTTGCTCATATACCAAAATTAAGTGATATTCTTTACCTAATATTTTTAATTCTCAAAAATGAACTCATTAAGCTTGTTATAAAAATTATTCTTATGATTTTTGCAAAAATTTGTGAAATTATTGGTGATGCTATTTGTAAAGCCCTTGAAATTGTTGGTAATTTGGCCGCGGCAGCAATCACTGGCACAAATGCTATGGATCTAATCAGAGAAACGATATGTGGTCCAGATGCCGATGACAATAAAGTCAAAGCTACAATGACCGATATGGTTGCTAGCCTAGGTGTTGGTGGAGCTGCACTAGCTGATCCAGAAACTGCACAAAGCTTTTTTGCAGATGCAATTAATACTATGACTAGAAACGAAGCAATCGACGCTTTGCTTAATGGTCCGACAGACGAAGTGGCAGCAAGGACATGGAATTTGGTTAATTATGAATACCCAGAGTATTTAGAAGCATTTCCAAACCCAACCAGTATTAAGGCTTTCATGAAAAATTGTGGAAACTTAATCTCAGCAGGAACAAAAAACACTTTAAAAGATAGTTTACTAGTTTACGCTGATGAACTTGACTTACCAGCAAACCCAAGTATTTGTGCTTCTCCGGAAGAGCAAGATCTTTTTGATAAAAATAGATGTGCTTTATTGGAGGGTAGAATGTCGCCCGCTGATTGTGATGCACAAAATCAAAAATTAAAAGAACAATTGTTAGAAAATCTTGATCAAGTTGGAAACTTATTACACGCTGGTATAGGTCCAATTGTTGAAGCAAATATGCCGCCCATATTTTCAGACCCAGAATGTGATAATGGGCTGTTACCATTTGAGCCAGAGCCAGCCAAACAAGTTGCAACAATGGGCTTAAAAGGTGACATTGATAAATTACACATGGCTTACGTTCAAGATATGTTAAACGAGGGAAATCTTTTTACTGGTAAAAAATCAGTAGGATTTATAAATATGGTTCTTTCAGACACGCTCGGCAACCCATATACAGTGCATCAGAGAAAAGCAAACAATAATGATTTTTATGTTGATTTTACTACTAATAATCTTTCTTCTTTAACTAGTGATCAAAAAGAAACTATTGGCATTGGTGATTCCTCACCATTTCCAGCATCAGTGGTTGAAGTGTTACAAAAGGGAGCCTATCCATATTACGTTGGTGATTGGTTGCGCGCCCAAATGAAAGGCATTAATGGCGCCCACGATCTAATGGGTTCAGTCGGCGGATCCGCAGAAACTGAATCAGACGGGATATCTTTCTTTTCTAGTAATATTCCAAGCACTCGATCAGTCAGAACCAAATCTTTTAAAGATTTAGGATTTGTAGGGTTTTTTGGAACGACAAATGTTGATTTAACAGCAGTTCCTGATCATGGCTACAATGTTCTGAGAGCAGTTGATTATGTTAATGATAGGGTAACATTTACAAGATTATCACGTAAGAATAATCCTGATACAATATTGCGATTTAAAGATAATGCAAAAGGTTATAGATCCGAAGGCAAAGAAAAATATTCATATGGATTTGATATAGAAGCATATTATGGCGACATTATCGAAAACCCAGATAAAGAAGCCGGCGGCTATTTTAATCAACCCAATGATAATTGCAGAGTTAAAATAATCGATAAGATTAATTTATTTTCAAATCCTGCCAAAGCTCTTGAAGAATTAAGCGACGGCGGCGCCGCGGATGACGATGGTTCTGGTATATTAGCTTATAGACGCTTTGAATTTATGGGAATTGATTCAACTTTGGATGAAATAGATTTACAAGAATTTCCGAATCTATTCAAAGCTTTTAGTCAACAAACGTCATTTGCTCCACAAGTTTTCGCTTTATATGATTTATTCAAAGGAGACTTAGCAGAAGCGCCGTTTCCCATCGAGGAATGCAAAGAGATATATGACACAGTTAATCACTCGATACTCAAAAAAACTATTCAATATGTAGGAAGCAACGAAGCCGGCTGGCTATTTGGTGCAGCACCGGATACATTAACAAGAGATGATTTTGAATACGGGATTAAGCTGACAGAGGATGACGCTGGAATTAATAGTGGCTCACCGGGAGATTTTATTCAGTATTCAAAATATAGAATAAGAAAAGCAGAAGGTGGTACCAGAATAGTTGAAAATGACGACGGAATTTTAGGAATCAGCTTTAACCAATGGCAAACTGAACGTGATGGAACACATCCAGATAAAACAAGAGTATTTTATCTTAATCCATCTAAATTTGGTGCAGCTTATGTGATGCCAACTTTTTATGTCAAACCTAATACTGATGGTGCTGGTTGGCTTGCACTTGTTAATGCTATGTTTCCAGAGTACAGTCCTTGTAAGCCAAGAAAACAACAATTAGTTAATTTTGAAGACATACAAAATATGATCGATCAATCATATCCAAGAATACCGGAAGATAAAAGATTGAAAGATGATCCTGACTGTGTACTAGAAGTTCCTTTTAATAGAATTCTTGGCCGGCCAGCAAAAGCTGGAATACAGGCTCTTATAATGTCAATGATCAGAATTTTTTCAAGCGTTCATTTCTTGAAAGCAATTGCAACCTTTTCATCAATATATCCCAAATTTCCAGATAATTATGGTAATTTATTTGCTGCTTATATAACTGAAAGAATGGAAGAATCTTGCAAAGAAGGTGGTAATGATTGGTTTTATGGTCCGTTTAAAGATGAAGAATTTTGGTATGCATTCTTAGAACAATCAGTTCAGCTTTATTCAAGAAGACTTGATGATCCAAACGATGAAGTTTTTACTCCTGATAATTGCCCATTACATGTTCAAAATGCAATACAAAAAATTAATGATTTACAAGAAAACTATGATTATGCTGATCGAAAAGATTTCAAAGATGCACCGCTTGAAGATAAGGGTCTTTTTGAAACCCTTAAAGGTTATCGTCAAGAAAAAAACCTCGAAGCGGTTGCCCAAGTTGAAGAACACGCCAAATTAATTTTACATGAATTAGTAACTGAACAGTTAGTAGTAATGGGTGAAACATTTATCTCCAACTTAAAAGAAAATGGTTTTGATAAACCAGTCGTAACAACTGACGATATCTTCTTCTCAGAATATATAACTAACCATTCTTTAAAAATTACGAGTGATTCTACTTATATTGAAACACCGTTGCCCGGCACTTCATTGGGGACGGGTTATAATCTATACTCAACTGGCGAAGTACTCTGTCTTCCCGATGGAACACCTTACGCTGGCCCTTATCACACCCATACAGATGACAACGGTGAACTCTCTTATATGGTCGGCGAAGAACACAAAGCAGATATTGAACATGATATATTAAGGCCATTCGCAGAGTTATTAAGTGTTGGCATTCTAAACATCTCGTTATCTCCAACATGGACAGTTACATCGCCAAAAGAAGAATCAAAATATGTTTCTGAAATTATCGGCATTGGCGATGTAGGCACCACTGTACCGGCCGGCGATGTTTTTTATGTGCGCAAGAAGATATTAATAAATGGCTCCGAACGTTCTTCCTACACTTCCGCTGTTAACAGTGTTCAATCTGCGAAAGGGTTAATATCTGATAGTTTCCGACATACTTTAAGACACACGTATAATAAAGCTGGTGAAATAACTGGAATTTCCGGAAATATCGGAGTTCAATATGCATTAGAGTTTGGCTTACGCGGCCAAGCTCTTGGAGAAGTGGTGGTAGACGCTTTGGATTTACCGTGTAGTAATTTTGCTGGTATACCAGAAAATAGTAAAATTTTACTTTGCTTAGTAGAAAATCTTAAAAAAGATACAAAATTTAGAATGGTTGTAGATTATATCTTTTCTATGAGAAAAGCCAACTCGTTGGTAGCTATATACAACGATATGGGGCTTTTACCATCAATTGGTGAATATACAGTAAACAAAGGCGATCTCCGTAGCCCCGGCAATAAACCCGGTATGGCAATTGACTTAGGTACGCTGGTACCCGGTGAAGGTGGTAGAATTTCAATTGCATCCGCTGACATTAGCGCAATTAAAGGATGGGCTCACGAAAAAGACCGTCGACCGGGCTTTCTTTCTGACCTATTATATTTAGATTATGATGAGTGGGACCAGAAAACTTTAAAAAAATCAGTTAAAAGAGTTAAAAGATTATTTAGACCATATTATCGTTTTAGAAGATTTTCTGTTGAAGATTCCCTCGCAGCTGGTGGTCCGTCACCTGCACAGATGCAATTGGACACCCTCATGGAGACATTCAGACCAATGCCGGGTATACCTCTTCCGTCATGGATGAGAATGTTTCAGAGAGATAATCCTTTTGACTCCAAAGGTCGGATGTGCAAAAAGCCCGATTGATCTAATTATTAAACAGGAACTATTTAAATGTCTTCATTATCTGTAAAATTACCATTAGTCAGAGATATCGGCGATGGCTTTTTGATGATTAAAGATTTTGGTACTTTAATAAAACAAAATTTTAAAATGCTAATTTTAACTAATCCCGGTGAAAGAATTATGATTCCTGATTTTGGTGTTGGGATTAAGCAATATTTATTTGAAAATTTTAGTGAAGTAACTTATTCAAGAATAGAAAATAAAATTTTTGAGCAAACAGAAGCTTATATGCCATTTATAAAAATACAAGAAATGGTTTTTGAGGGTTTTGTTGGTAATGATGGTAAAACAAAATTAAA